TATGTAAATCATTATATATTATATATACGGTTTCTACAGAATTTTTACTTCATTCTATATCTGTCGTAAGCAAATTGAACATTAACTTTTAGAATATCAGCCGCACCGTATTGAACTGGTATTGAAGTTATTGACTTAGGAAAGGAATTTACAAATTCATATGTAATACTTTTCTTTGGATCTAAATTCTTTTCAAATTTTGTAATGGTTAATGCTCCAGATTTATATCCTATCTTATTATCTCTATTCATAGGATAGTTAAATCTCTTATAATAATTCGCATCATCACCACGAGTAATGCCCATAAAATTATCATCACCCGAAATATAGTCCATCCATCCTTCAAAAAATTTGAGAACATTGTAATCCTGATCTATGTAAAACGAAAAATCACTTTCAACATATATTCTTGTATGTGCAAACTGTTGATTAATTCCCTGATAATTATCCTTAACTTCCGATGTAGCAAATGAACTAGTAGGTAATGTAGCTTCAGCACACATTATACCAACCTTATTACCGTTAGCATAATCATTAGGCATATCATAATATTGTTGAAGATATCTCTTTAATTCAAATGATATACCAGTAATATGTACTTGATATTGGTTATTCAAAGATACCTTACCAAGATCCAACTTGGTAAGGGTACCCATTTTATATTTTGAAATAAGACCTGCCACTCTAAATATACTTATATTATTATATTTCTATTTAGATGTCTTATAAAGGAAGATATCAACCAAATAACCCATTAAAGTATAAAGGTAACTTTCGAAACATAATTTACCGTTCTTTGTGGGAACTTAAATTCATGAAATACTGTGATGGTAACAAGAATATCTTAGAATGGGGAAGTGAAGAAATATTCCTCCCATACAGATCTCCCCTCGATAATAGAATCCATAGGTACTTTCCAGATTTCTATATTAAAGTTAAAGAATCAACAGGTCATGTTAAAAAATATTTAATTGAAGTGAAACCAAAAAAACAATGCACAGAACCCAAACCTCAGAAAAAGAAAACAAAAGGGTATATCTATGAGGTTTATGAATATGCTAGAAATCAAGCAAAATGGAAGGCAGCAAGAGAATTCTGTGCTGACCGTAGGTGGGAATTTAAAGTATTAACAGAAGACGAATTAGGAATTAAGTAATGGCTCAACCTTCAGAAACTAAATTAAATAGACTTCGTGGAGTTGTCGATGATTTAACTGGTACCGAAAGTCCAGATGATTTAATGCTAGAAATAATGGATATATTAAGTGAAGGTGGAAAGAGACCAGAAGCTGGAAACTTTTATTGTTTTGTATACAGACCTAAAACACCAAATATTCAATATGATCAAAATCCTTTAGTTGCAGTAACTGATGTATTTGATTGGGGATTTCGTGGATTAAATTATCATTGGGGTGCAATGAGACAATATACATGGAATGAAATACCTGGTGGATTGTATTTAATTGCTCCTGAAGAACTCCCAGATGCAAGAGAAATACCTTTTCAGAATATACGTATAAATAGATAATAAAGTATGTCGGGTCGATAATGCCATTCGGAAAACTTAAAAATACAATAAAAGAATATGCTTCGCAGATTACTGCTAAGCCACCTGCCGTACCTGCATCAGATAAATTACCATCAGGGTTAAGATATCCGTATAGTACAATAGATAATACCCAAGATTTTTTGAAATTTACTATTTTCAAATATAAAAGAAGTGGAGTAGTAACAACAGATAGTAACTCATTAAAAGCAGATGTAATGGGTAATATTATTTTACCAATCCCTGCTCAACTAGCGGATACCAATACTGTTGATTGGGGTCAAGGTGGTATGAATTTTATGCAGCAAGCTGGTATTGATGCTGGACAACAAATTATGGCTGGAGATATGGAAGGTACTGGTAAATCAGTTAATAATGTGGTACAACAACTTAAAGGAAATCCCTTAGTTAAAAGTTATTTTGCAGCACAGGCTGTTAATAGTATTGCTGGTAATATTGGTGTTGATCAAGTAACAGCAAGACAATCAGGACAAGTAATAAATCCAAACATGGAATTATTATTCAAAGGGCCAGCTCTTAGAACTTTCACATACCAATTTAAATTTACACCAAGATTTCAAAAAGAAGCACAAACAGTAAGAACTATAATTAAAGCATTTAAAAGAAGTATGGCTCCAGAAGGTTCTGGACAGGCTATGTTAAAAACACCAAAAGTTTTTGAGATTCAATATCTTGGAAAAGCACAAGATTATTTGAATAGAATTAAACTATGTGCATTAAAATCATGTGGAGTTAATTATACTGGAGATGGAACGTGGGCTACATATAATGATGGTGCACCAATCTCTATGACTATGGATTTAAGTTTTACAGAACTAACACCTGTTTATGCTGAAGATTATAAAGGATATAATGATAGTTCAGATGGAGTTGGATTCTAATGGGATATTTTAGAGAATTACCAGATGTAGCATATCAGAATTTTTTATCTGATAGTCTTTCATCTCAAAGTTATCTTACAGTTAAAAATCTTTTCAGAAGAAATAAAGTACGTGATGACTTAGAGAACGTATTTACTGTTTTTGATAAGTATGAAATTCAAGAAGGTGCTAGACCTGATACTATTGCAGAAGAATTATATGGTGATGATACCTTAGACTGGGTTGTATTATTAACTGCAGGAATCATCAATGTTAGAGATGAATGGCCTCTGGAGAATCAAGAATTATATAATTTTTGTGTAGATAAGTATGGTAATGATGTAAATTCTTTTCATCATTATGAAACAAAGGAAATCCTAGACGCTGATGGAAGAACAATTCTTCCTAGTGGTCAAAGAGTTGATAGTAATTTTTCAGTTACTTATTATTTTAATAATCAATATATAACACCCCTTGCTATAGATACCCTACAAGGAATTAGTAATTATGAATATGAACTAAAAAATAATATTCAAAAGAGTTCTATACATATTCTTAAAAAACGTTATCTACAACAGTTTCTTAATGATATGAGAGATATAATGATAGTTCAAGAATCTTCATCACGTGTGAGTGATAAGTTAAGTCAGACGGAAAATACTAGAGTTACAATACCACAATAAAAAAGACCCCCGAAGGGGTCTTTTTGATGCATATCCTGATTATACTCAGGCCCATCGCACCATCGGGGGGACTTATTGACGGTGCCCTTAAATTATTCTGCTGCTAATTTAGCAAAATATGATAATGTATCGTCATCATCAGAAGCACCAACTGAAACAGCTGGTTCTGATACTGCAGCTCTAGCAGTAGCAACTACTTGCTCTGCATCACCACGACCTTCATTATCATCTTCATGAGACTCGTCAAATGTAGGACGTGCAGAAGTCTTATTACCTAATACATAACCAAGACGTTTCTTCAAATCTTCATAAGACTTGAACTGATCAGCACCTACAAATTCTTCAAGTGATGATTGCTTCTTCCACAATGCTTCCATTGCTTCATCATCATCTAATAGAGGACTTTGAGCAGCAAACTCAGAACTATCATAGTTTCTGTAACCAGCAACGTTCTTTGCTTTCAACTTAAAGTTAGCACCTTGCCAGAAATCAAATGGATCAATTGCAGTTTCATCCTCAAACTCAGGCTGCATTGCTGCAGTTAGTTTGTCAAAGATTTTCTTCCCATACTTGTATAAGAATACTTTACCTTCGTTCTCAGGATTAGCAGGATCCTTTACAACATAGATGTTACTAATGTATGTAAGCTTACGCTTCTGCTTACGTGCGGTTTCTTTACCTGCATCTGTTCCATTGTTCCATAGAGTAGTATTAAACTCAGAAACTGGATCTTTCTGACCAAGAGTGGTTAGAGAGTTTTCTATGTACCAACCACCAGGACCTTGGAAGGCATGGGAGTATAGTTTTACAAATGGTAAATCTTCACCATCTGGTGCAGGAAGGAAACGGATAACGGCATAACCATTACCTGATTTATCACATTCTAATTTCCAAAGACGGTCATCACCTTGACCACCATTGTTATTCATTTTTTCGACTTCTTTCACAAGTTTTTGTGTAAGAGAGCCTAGTTTTGATTGCTTTTTAAGATTAGCAAACGACATT